TTATCACAGAGTTATAATGGAATTACTGGTAATTAAGTATCTTTTAAGATTTCCCAAATATTTATTTGGGATTTTCTTTTTAAAGTATTTATAAAAAAATATATTACGTGGCAAAAAGACTTACAAAAAAAGATTTTATTCGGAAAGCACAAATGCTTCATGGAAATAAATATGATTATTCGTTAGTTGATTATAAAACATCAAAAACTAATGTAAAAATTATTTGTAATAAACATGGATTATTTGAGCAATCACCAAGTAATCATATGAGGGGTCAGAATTGTCCGTTATGTGCAAATGCTGTTAGAAATAAAAATAATAAATCAACCGCAGAAATTTTTATAAAAAAAGCAAAAAAAATTCATAAAGATAAATATGGTTATGATTTAGTGAAATATAATAAAATGACGGAAAAGGTTAAAATAATTTGTTTAAAACATGGTGAATTTTTACAAACACCAGCAAATCATATTCATACAAGGGGTTGTCCTAAATGTTGTGAGTCAAAGGGAGAAGAAAAAATAAGAATGTGTTTAGAGAATTTAAATTTAGAATATGAAAGACAAAAAACTTTTATTGGGTGTTCGAACATACGATTATTACCGTTTGATTTTTATCTTCCCCAAAAAAAAATGTTAATTGAATATGATGGAGAACAACATTTTAAACCAGTTAATTTTTTTGGTGGTAAAAAAACATATTTATTATTAAAACATAACGACAATATCAAAAATTCTTTTGTGGTAAAAAATGATGTTTCGTTATTAAGAATTCCATATTATAAACAAGATTATATTGAAGAAATATTAAATAATATAATATAGTGGCATTAGTAAAAAGAACAAATGGAAATGTTAATAATAATCTTGTCGGAGGGGCTTTTACCAATGTACCTTCGAACACCGTATTTTCATTAGGTGATTTTAGGGTAGAAAGTAATTTTACAGGCAGAGTAACTAAAGACTATTCTAACGAATTAAGTTCATTCGTTAAACCAATTACATTAGAAACATTAAGATTAGATGAAACACAATCTAACAATGCTGCTTTTTTTGTTGAAAATGCTACGTTAAATTTAGATAAAACTGATTTAAGAAGTTTTGCCAAATTTGGTTCTGCTGCTGAAATTCTTAGAGTTGCCTTACAAAATATTGTAGTTAAATATCCTGCAAGTTTATTTGTGTCAGATCAAGTTAATGTTGGTGGTAATATAACTCTTTTGGATTATTCGTATGATGCCGATACTAATACTTCAACATTCGATATTCCTTCACAATTCATTATTAATAGTTTTGGTTTAACGTTTAATGATGGAAATAATGAAATTATTGATGATAATAGTTTAAGAAATTTGAATTTGTCGTACTATAAGTACGTTATTTGGAGAAAAGATAAACCAGAGATTAATGATTATGACATATTGGAATTTGTTGGTGATGGAACAAGCGATCCTTTTGTAAATATATTGGTTAAAGGGAATCCGTTTCCAGAAGCAAGTGGTGGTACTACAAATATTCCATACCATTTAAAACCAAATCCACAAGAATATAATATATTTAAAAGAAATTTATCTCAATTAGAATCATATTTAATTAAGGAAAGAACTAGTGGCAGTACTGGTTTTAAAACAGTACTAAAAAATATTATTCCATATGATACAGGTGTTCAATTCATAGATAAAACATATCTTTGGCCTACTTCTGATGCATATAATCCTGATTTTAATAATGCAATATTTGATGCATATAAAACAGCATTATTGAATCTTGGTGTTAATTATGATGATTTAAAAACTGACTTAATATATAGATTTTTAACTCCCGAATCTATAAAATTGTTCGATAATACCGATGAAGGTAAATTGGGAAAAATGCTAAGAATTTATGGACGTGAAATAGACGACACTCGAATATTTATTGATTCTTTAGTTAATGTGAATAAGGTTACTTATAATAAAAAAGACAACTTACCTGACCAAATAGTTAAAAATTTAGCAAAAGCATTGGGTTGGGATGTTTTCGCATTATTAGAAGAAGAACAGTTTGTTGATGAAATTACTGCTTTAAATGATATTGAACAAGAAGAAAGTAATTTATTACCTGCTGAAATTGATATAGAACTTTGGAGAAGAATATTAATTAACACCAATTTTTATTGGAAATCTAAGGGTACTCGTCATGCATTAAAATCAATACTACTTCTTATTGGTATTCCAGAACCATTTATAAATATTACTGAATATGTATATACTGTTGATGGTAAAATTAATCCTAACGAAGTTACATTAACACTTGCTGACTTACCATCAGCATCCCTTCCATACAATGTTAATGGCTATCCTGTTGCAGTTGCAGAGACTGATGATATGTTCTTCCAACTATCAGGTAATAGTGACTCAGGACAGGCTTATATTGATTTATACCGTGCCGTAGGTTTTAACGTTAATCGAACAGTTGATAATAAGAAATCTTGGGTAGAAACAGGGTACACAGAAAGAACTCATTATACAACACCAAACTATTTCCAAAACGATAGTAAGTTAATTATTAATACAAAAGAAATTGATGTTACTCTTGATACTGCAAGAGCAATTGAATATGATGTGTGGAGATATATTACAGAAATAGATTTTCCAATAAACTCTTCTGGTTATACAAAACCATATACATTTGTAAATATTGGTATTGGTTATGAATCACCATCAACAGAGTTTACCATACCTCATGATCCATTAGGAGATATTCAATTTAACTTTAATGGTATTGTACTTACACCTTCTGGCACTACTGAACCAATATATTATGATTATTCTCAAAGTGGTAGAACAGTAACAATTAATCCATTGGCAGGTGTACAGGCGTGGCATTATCCGTCAGGCAATAAAGATATGGTAACCTTAACATATCTATATAATAGATTAGGAATACCAACGATTGGTGAAATAAAATATTTAGTATATCGTGTACCACCAGCAGATTTTGTTGGTGGGGCTAGAATATATTTACCTGAACAACCAAAAGGTGACGTTCAATTATCAATTAACGGTACATCTGTTTCACAAGGAGGCACATCATCTGTTGGTGTTGGTGATTATGTACAAGACCCAACTAATCCAAGTGTACTTGTTATACAAAATAATGATTTAGTTCTTTATTTACAATCAAATCCTGTTGTGTTAGTATCGTTTATTGTGAATAGTACAGAAATTTCGATTGAAAAGAAAAGTGAATTTTATAGAGTTGATAGTTTAAACACAGATAAACTTTATTTTTGTGCACCAATTAATAAAGTTGTATATAGATTGAATTTTGCCATGATTGATATAGAAGATATTAAATTAATGGTAAATGGTATCACATTACAACCACATATAGATTATCAAATAAATCCGAGTGATCCTTATGAAGTATATCTACCGCCTAATATTAATTTAGGTGACGTTATTGGAGCATATTATTTAATTGATCCAAGTAACACTTCAACACCAATTATTTCAGATATTTTTGGTATTGATGTGGGTGGTTTAACGTTTTTAGAATTTGTTGAATTAGTTCAAAGAAAATTAGTTAATGCTAAAAGTAGAAAAATTATAACAGATTTTAATGGTGGGTATTATCCAACATTATTGAGTTTATATGTTGAGTATTTGAAAAGAGCATGTTTAGATGACGATAATCCTTTAAAAACAAACGGATATACCTTTGGTAATTTATATCCGTTCATTAGTAAATATAATGCATTCTTTGAAAGATTTGTGAAGCAGTTATTACCTGCAACAATTATATTGCGTAAGGGTGGTATATTAATTAGAAACACAATATTTACCAAGCAGAAATTTACGTATAAGAGAGGTGTTAGTTTTGATCCAGAACTTAATTGGATGGGTACTGATGGTAGTGAATATAAATATAGATTACCAGAAACAGTATGTGAATGGGGTGATGAGTTTGAATGTGTTGATACTGGCACAACCACCACTACTACAAGTACAACAACTACTGTTGCGCCAACAACGACAACAACAACAACGATTGTACCTACCACAACAACTACAAGTACAACAACAAGTACAACAACAACAGCAGGCCCAGTTGCAAGAACTATGGATGTGTGGTTTACTGCATTTGCACCAACCACATATACAACAAGAATAATTGAAACATTGTTAGATGGTATTTTGGGTGTAGATATTGAAGTATATTATGCAGGTATAGAAGTTTCTGATGCTGATAGTTTAGTAGGTTCATCTGTAATACATAGTGAATTTATGAATCAATCAGAATCTCCAAGTGGAACTAAAATTACATATACATCGGGAGAGTTTGGTAGTAAAAACGGAACTATTGATGATTTATCAAAGGATTATAGCACATTTTCACCTGGACATTTTACATTTTCATCAGGATTTAAAATTAGAGATTTAGGTGATAGTAGTACATATCCTATTACAAATTCAAACCCACTTATAAATGAAATAACTTTAAGTAATGGTGACACATTGAATTTTGAGTTTTATAACCAAGATACTATAATGCCAACATTTGGAACAACACCATAATAAATAATAATTAAAATAAATTTTTTGAACTATGAAAATAATAGTAGCAACGGAAGACAAAAAAAGATACTGGTGGGAGATACTAGTACAAATTAACAATTTTAAGAAAAGAGGTTTAGACAAAGAACTTACATATTTAGTAGGAACTAAAAGTGGTAGATTATCTACTCAATTACAAAAAATTAAAGCCGAAACTGGTGTTGAAATTTTTGGATATAAAGACAGAAGATATAAAAACATTGCGTATAATCCAACAATTAGACCATATGTACTTAAAAAATACTTTTATGGTGGTTATGGAAATGGAAACACTTCTAACTCATTTATGTATATAGATACAGATGTCTTATTTTTGAGAAATTTACCAGCATTATCATTATCGAATGATGTGTGGTATGTATCAAATACAACATCGTATATGAATTCGACATACATAAAAAGTAAGGGGGAAGATTTATTTCTTGAAATGTGTAAAATTGTAGATATTGATCCTGCAATAGTAGAAGCAAATGATTTAAATGCTGGTGGTGCACAATACTTAATTAAGAATAGTAATTGGAAATTTTGGCAAAAAGTAGAACAAGATTCAGAAAAATTATATCAGCATATGAGTCAAACATCAGATAAATATAATCCGACACATCAAATACAAAAATGGACTGCTGATATGTGGGCTGTTCTTTGGAATTCATGGCGTGATGGACACACAACAAAAATCGTTAAATCAATGGATTTTCTTTGGGCAAC